CTTCTTGGTATGTTAGCCATCTCAGCTACAATCTGGTGAAAGTCTGCTTCACCTTCATTGTATGCATCTAAAACCTCTTCGACACCATATAATTTATCGAGCGCTGCGTAGTGTGTAACTAGTCGTGGTTCTTGTTGCGAGTAATCAAATACACCCCACTTCATACCTTCTTCTGGTATAAACAAACTTCTAATTGCTGGTCCAAGTTCCTTGTTCCGTGCAGGTATTTGCTGTAGGTTTGGATTAGAATAACTAAATCTACCTGTAACTGTTCCACCTACATCTGATCTTAATTGATTTATTTCTGCGTGTATTCTTCCTTTATGTGAGTGTTTTAATATGGTATCAATAAATGTTGTGTGCGATTTATTTATTTCTCTTGCACGTGCAATATGTTTAACAACAGGATGTGGGTGATTCTGTAAAAAATTTTTAGTAAAAGATGGAGAATTTGTTTTTTCGGTTCGGTCAAAAGGTAGGTGAAGTTTTTCAAAAACTTTCGCTATCGATCGAGCAGCCCATATTTGGGTATCTATTCCTGTTTCTTTTTTTACTTTTTGTAGGCATTCTTTTTCTTCTCTTAATAACTTGTCTTTCAATTGATTTGCTGCTTCAACGTCTACACGCACTCCTAAAAAACGCATATCAACAAGGCAAGGAAAAAGTTCTGTCTCTAATTTAAATATATCCTCTATGTCTTGTGCATAGATTTCTTTTTTCATCTCTTGCCATAGCTCTAAAGTCATCTCAGCATCTCTTTCAGCATACTCACCTACATACATTGCAGGTAATTTATACATTTCAGACTTAGCATCTATACCCCATTCTTTAGCTGTTTCGGCCAGAATAGCCTCATTTTTGCCCTTTCCGAGGTAATCTCGACCCATACTACCTAAATCATAACGAAAACGATTCTCGTCTACGAGAGAGCCAGCAATCATAGTATCTATGATCCTACCGTTAATATTTAATCCTGCAGCTCTAATAAAGCATACATCGTACATAGCATTGTGAAATATCTTAACTGCAGGTGTATTTAGTACACTCTGAAACCACTTTAGAACCATTCTAAAGTCCATGTTACCACCACCTTCATGTGCGATTGGATAATATCCAGCCCAGTCATTTACAGCCACGGCGATACCAACTATCTCACCTCTACCTGTAACAGATCCAGATCCCATACTCTTTAGTTCTGGGTCCTTTGTTTCTAAGTCAATTGCAATTTCATCGTATTTTGACAGATCAGGAAAAGACTCTGGTGGTAACCATTCTGTCTGTGGTTTAAATATCGGTTTCATAATCTCTCTCAAGTATCATTTCTAAAAAATGCATTGCCTTCAATATGTCTTGCTTCTTTCCTTTATCACGATGTCTGATAATATACTTTATAGCACAACCTTCAGGATATAGCAATTCATTCTCTACTACAAACTTACTGGGTTGAATTTTATATTTTTGATAGTGACTCCCGCCGTGCTGCTTGTCCCATACTTTACTCATAGATTGTAAGCCTTTCTTGTTTGTGGTTCTATTATGTACAGATTCTTTTCTGTTCTTGTGCATGCAACATAGAATAATCTGTTCATGTCATCAGAGTTTTTTTGGTACTCATCAAACGCTGCACCGGCTAAGTCTGTGATCACGACCACATTCTCTCTTTCATTACCTTTGACACCATGTATCGTAGATATTTTTATTCTAGGATTTTTAGTTAAGTCTTCACCGGAATCTATTAATTTTCTAATCTTTGTTATGTGTTGATCACCTAATTCATCTAAAGCTTCATACCATTCTGCTTCTGTTTGTAATCCATACTTTTCTTTTAAAGTATCTATGCCATAGAAACCATCTTTAACCATACTTTTAAATAACTTCTTATCCCAGTTTTTACTCATTTTGTTAAATATTTTTTTACAATCATTGTATGATAAAGGTACACCTGTTTTTAATTCGTTCCATTTTTGTATAATTGTATATAAATTTTTTATCGGAGGTGTGGAGTTTCTTCTTTGCCAATACAAATTCTTTTCATCAAGTATGTTGCCTATCTCTGGCAACATATAGTTAGCTTGTGCTAATATTAGCCATTCACCTTCTTTGAAGTTTACATCGTATAAAGTATTACATCGTTGCACAGATCCCTCATCTTCTTTTGGTAGCCATTCTTTTTCTACTCTGTTTGTAACTCGTTTGATTAATCTGTTAGCTAATGCAAAGGGTCTTTGTGGTACTCTTTGTGATTGTTGTAGCACGGTTCTTTCACCTTCCAAATTTATAAATGTGTTCACGTGCGCACCATTCCATTTGTATATGGCCTGGTCATCATCACCTGATATGTATGAGTCTTGCGATCTCTCTTCTATCTTTTTTACTAATCTCCATTGTATCAAACTTAGATCTTGTGCCTCATCAACAAACATAACTCTTAATTTTGGTGCCTCACCACTGTCTAAAAATTTTTCTAACATGTCAGGAAAATCAATTAAACCATTTTGTTCTTTGTATCTTTCTAGTTCTTCTACAATTATTTCCAATTTATTTAGTGATATCTTTGAGTTGTTTGTAAGATGATAAAACTTTATAGGATCTAATTCTTTTGATCGTGCTAGGTTTATCATTTGTATGTATGGATCTGTAGAATAAAACACACCATCATAGTCCTCGTCTTGCTTTTGATTAAAGTCTAATTCTATTTCCATCTTCTCCGATAGTTCTCTGTAATGCTTTGGTTGCATTACCTGGTTTTTATTTATACCTAACTGATTAAAACAAAAAGCATGTAGTGTTTGAAAGTATGGCAAGTCATCTAACAAAGATAATCTAAATTTTACAGCCGCTCTTTCTTTACCTTCTTGAGCTGCATTCTTACTAAATGTAAAATAACCTATTTGATCTGGTGGTGTTGTTTCTAAAAATTTTTCTATGTGTCCAAGTAATGTATGTGTTTTACCTGTACCTGGAGGACCATAAATTATATATCGCATTAATAGTTTTCCTGCTTAAACGTTTTTGGTTTGTATGTTTCAGTCTTCTTGTCAAATCTAGTTACAACAAATACAGATAATTTGTGTCTACCCACACGTTTAGTTGTACAGTTTAGATTGTCTTTTAACATCTGTGATGTTCTTTGATATGGCACCTTCCAATGTTTTCTTGATAGATAATTGTTAAAGAAGTTGTCAAATACAAAGTGATGATAGCCATCTCTTGTGTACGTACCACCGTTTCGTAAATCCTCGAAGTCGTCTTTTTGTATTCTGTTTACACAATAATCTTCTAGATAATTACGTAATATATCTTTTGTGCTTGTACCTTCTGCAGGTTCTGTAATCTCTGCATTTGTTAATAATATGTTTGTAAGTTTCTTCCAATCATTTGTTTTCAATGTTGGTGGATTCAATCGTAATTGCTTCACACATTCTTCTTGAAACATAGTTTGGTTTGTTAAATGTTTTGCTGAGTCTAGATATAATCTATCGCCGTCTACATTCATGTAATAGTACGGCTCCTCCAGGTTAACAACTTGTAGATCTGTTAAACTAGGAAAGATTATCTCTTGACCTATACCAAACTTTCTAGACTTACATAATTTTTTATCACACAAACTACACATAGGTTGATCGCTACACTTGTAGCCCCAATCTTTTTTGTCGTGTTGTTTTGTAATTATATTTACTTCTGTATCTGACAGTGGTTGTTCCATTGCACTTTCATTGAACAACATAATCTTTGTCTTCCAATTTTCTGGCCATTTAGATTTTGCATACACACCATAATGAAACAATGCATTGTTTCTACCACCCTCACCTATTTTATTTTGCGCCATTAACTCTATACAAGGTGGTCCATCAGAGTATGGTGTCTCTGGTCTTTTAATTTCTATGGTGCTGATGTCTTGTTGTCTGTATCTTTCGTATAATTCAAAAAAACTTTCTATATTAGAAGCTTCTCCGTTTTCAAGAAAGGCATATCTTGTTGTTTGACTACAATTAAAGTATGGTAAATTTAAAAAATTTCCTGTATCATCTTTGGATTTTAATTCTCTTTGTTTTGGAAAAACCTCTGATCCACCATAACCTAACACAGATCTAATCTCATTCAATTTATCTTGCATCAAACTTGCTGATACATAATTTTTTGTAAATAAAAATACGTGTGCACCACCTGACTTTGATCTACAAACTATCAACGGTAAGTTAAATTGTTTTATTTTGTTAATTAATTTCTTGTGATCAAAACCTGCGTAAGAATCTATATCGATACAACCCCATTTACATTTGTTGTCATCGTTAATTGGTATGACACCCAAACTATCTTTACCATCTAAATGTTTTTGCCACAGATCATCTGTGACTGGTTCTCGTTTGACAAACGATTTACCTTTAATTTTGTTACCATCTCCATTTGATTCACCAACTAAAGTGACACCATGCGCACGGTCTAATCCCTCAAATATATTTTTAAATCTTTCTAACATAAATTAAAGTGGGCGTATCCACTCTCGCTTAGACGCCCACTACCTAGGATTTTAGTAATTTGAAGATGTTGTGTTAGACTCTTCTGTACCGTGTTTCGCTTGGATCTCACCCTTACCTACACTTGTTGCAAAAGATTTTGCCATGTCATAGATACTTTTATCTTCGACTGGACCAACCTTAGACACATCCCAACCAAACCATGTTCCTTTGTCGTTAGACATCTGGACGGTTGATAGTTTATAAATGTGGCTGTATGTAGGCGGTGTAAATAAACCATTCTTACCCTGCATTTTTAAACCCATCATCATTGAGTTCCATTTTCTACTTACTTTTAATTGAGTAGATTTCATAGAAATCAAAGCAGTTTCTGGGCTATCACCAACAACAAGTACAAAGTGACTAGCAGTATTATCTAAATAGTTACCGTTTGGTAATCTATCTTTATAATCTTTACCTCTAGTTGTTTGGCTTATGATATCACTATCTGCCTCGTGAATTGCAACAGGTGCACCACTACTGGTACCTCTGTCTTGCCATTCAATGTACTGTCTTTTGTAATGACATGGTACAACATTTATACTGTCATACAATTGATTGGTTACAGTGTTTATGATTTTGCCGGGTTCAGCGCCCTCGACATATTTACCATCACGCTTGTTAACTTCTGGTGATAGCTGTCCCAAAATTTTTAAGAAAGGTAACGCAAGATCTTCTTGCGATATATTTTGAGCACCTTGTTGTGCATCAGCTTCAAATAAATTTACAGCCAATGCTCCTTCTTTTTTTGTTGCTACTTGGTTCATGTTACTTGTTCCTTTTTATTGTAGTTTTATTTTCAGAGTATACTCCGAAAATTTCCGTTGGCATTTCTTTACCTGCCTCAATACGTTCACGGACTAACGCTTTCAGAGTCATGGGTTCTACCTTCATCTTTTGTGTCGGTTGAAA